AGGAAAGCGCAGAGGATGAAGGCCAAGCTGCGACTCGGGATCGCGGCCCCCAGCGGCGCGGGCAAGACCTACAGCGCTCTGCTGATGGCGTTCGGCCTGGGCGGCAAGGTCGGCCTGATTGACACCGAGCACGGTTCGGGCCATCTGTACGCGCACCTGGGCGACTATGACGTGATCGGCATCGAAGCGCCCTACACGGTCGCCAAGTACATCGAAGCGATCAAGACATTCGAGGACGCGGGCTACAGCACCATCATCATCGACTCGCTCTCGCACGCCTGGGCCGGTGACGGCGGACTGCTGGACAAGCAGGGAAAGATCGCCGACCGCGGCACCAACAGCTTTGCCGCGTGGCGCACGATCACCCCGGAGCACAACGCGCTGGTGGACGCCATGCTGCGCAGCCCCTGTCACGTCATCGCCACGATGCGCGCCAAGCAGGACTACGTGCTGGAGACGAACGACAAGGGCAAGCAGACCCCCAAGAAGGTCGGCTTGGCTCCCGTGCAGCGCGAAGGCATGGAGTACGAGTTCACCGTGATGCTGGATGTGGACATGCACCACATCGCCAGCGCCAGCAAGGACCGCACGAGCCTGTTTGACGGGCGCTATTTCAAGATCAGCCAAGAGACGGGCAAGGAGCTGCTCGCGTGGCTGGAGACGGGCGAAGCTGGTCCCGACATGGAAAAGATCCTGTCGGCCATCGCCAACGCCGAGAACGTCGAGTCCCTCAAGGGCCACTTCATCGCCGCCATGCAGATGCTGCCGGCCCATCACCACGAAAAGGTCATCGCCGCCAAGGACAAGCGCAAGGCCGAACTCACTCAAAAGGAACCCGCATGAACTCCATCACCATTGCCGGCCAGCTCGGCCGCGACGCCGAAGTGCGCCAACTGAACAACGGCGACCCCGTGTGCGCGTTCTCGCTCGCAGACAGCCAGGGCCGCGACAAGCCGACCATCTGGTGGAACTGCTCGCTGTTCGGCAAGCGCGCGGAATCGCTCGCGCCCTATCTCCTGAAAGGCCAGTCCGTCACCGTCTCGGGCAACGTGACCGAACGCGAGTGGACCGACAAGGATGGCGCCAAGCGCAAGAGCATGGATGTGCGCGTCGGTGACGTGGCGCTGCAGGGCGGCAAGCGCGAGGGAAGCGCCGCCCCCCCCGCGCCGGCTCAGCAAACCCGCGCGCCGGCCGCGAAGCCATCCTCCGGCTTCGACGGCCCGGACGACGACATCCCCTTCTAGGAAAGGAGCGCGCGATGCCGTATGCGAACTACGCCGACCGGCTCGCGCGCACGCGGGCCTACAACCACACCGAGCACGGCCGGGAAGTCAAGCGCGCGGCCCGCCGCCGCGAGTACGCCCGCCACAAGGAACAGAAGCCCGCGCCCATCGACGCCAAGCCCCTGGCCCAAGCCCTGAAGAACTGGAGCACACGATGAACATGTACGAGATCGCCCTGAGCTTCCGCGCCGAAGCCGACAAGCTGGCCGACCTGGACCTCGACCCGCAGACGCTGGAGGACACCCTCGACGCCATCTCCGGCGAGCTGGAAACCAAGGCCGTCAACACTGCCGCCGTCCTGCGCAACATCGAAGCGAGCGCCGCCGCCATCAAGGAGGCCGAGGCGCAGATGGCCGCCCGCAGGAAGGCGCTGGAACACCGCGCCGCGCGCATCAAGGACTGGCTGCTCGCGAACATGATGGTGGCGGGCATCCACAAGATCGAGTGCCCGCACTTTCGCCTCGCGGTGCGCGAGAACCCGCCGGCGGTGGAGATCTACGAGCCGGGCCTGATCCCGGCGGACTTCATGCGCCAGCCCGAGCCGCCACCCGCAGCGCCGGACAAGACCGCGATCAAGGAAGCGCTCAAGGCTGGACGCGAAGTGCCGGGCTGCAAGCTCACCCGCGGCCATCGGCTGGAGGTGCGCTGATGCAGTTCACCCAGCAGGAGGCGGCGCAATGAGCAGGACGGACTTGCGAGCAATCGATCTTTTTGCCGGCGCGGGCGGGTTCAGCACCGGCGCCACCATGGCCGGATGCACGGTCGTGTGGGCCGCCAACCACTGGCCCGCCGCGGTGCAGGTGCATGCGAACAACCACCCGGCCACCCTGCATGTCTGCCAGGATCTGCAGCAAGCCGACTGGACGCAGGTGCCGGCGCACGACCTGCTGATGGCCTCGCCGGCCTGCCAGGGCCACAGCCGCGCTCGTGGCAAGGAGCGCCCGCACCATGACGCGCAGCGCTCCACGGCCTGGGCCGTGGTGAGCGCGGCCGAGTGTCACCGGCCGGCGGTGGTCCTTGTGGAGAACGTGCCCGAGTTCGCGCTGTGGCAGCTGTTCCCGGCGTGGTGCGCTGCGATGCACGCCCTCGGCTACGCCCTGCAGCCGATGATTCTGGATGCGGCCGACCACGGCGTGCCGCAGCACCGCAAGCGCCTGTTCATCGTCGGCACGCGCTCGGAGCACCCCATCGAGCTGCAGCTTCCGCGCCGTGAGCACGTTGGCGCGGCCAGTGTGATCGACTTCGCCCACGGCCGCTGGTCGCCGGTCCACCAGCCGGGGCGCTCGCTCGCGACCCTGCAGCGCATTGCGAACGGGCGGCGCCGGTTCGGGCCGCGGTTCGTCGCCCCCTATTACGGCAGCGGCAGCGGCGAGACCGGCCGCAGCCTGGAGCGCCCGCTGGGCACCGTGACGACCCGCGACCGCTGGGCCGTGATCGACGGCGACCGCATGCGCATGCTGTCCGCCCAGGAGGCCCGCGCCGCGATGGGCTTTCCCGACACCTACCAGCTGCCGGCGCGCCACAAGGACGCGATGCACATGCTGGGCAACGCCGTCGTGCCGCCGGTGGCCCGTGACGTGATCCAGGCCATCCGGCAGGCCGCCTGAAAGGAGATTCCCCATGACCCGATCCCCCGAACAGAAGACCAGCGCCGCGCCTGGCGCTGCCGATGAGCAGATGCTCAATGGCCTGACCCGAGCCGAGACAGACGCAACAGCCTCGGTGAGGGGGTTTGTCCATTCGGCCGCGCCCAGTGGGCAAGTGGCTTCGCCGGCCTCAGACGTGCGGCCCTGCCCCGTCGCAGGAGCCGCGCCCACGGAGCAGGAAAGGCCGCTTGATGACCGCGCGCAAGCCATCGAGCAATGCCGCGCTGTCGCCCACATGGCGCGCTCGTTGGCGCAGGTGCACGAAGCGCGCGCGCTGATCCTGCAACGCGTGGACGATGCGCCCGTCGAAATCATCGGCGAGAGCAGCGCCGAAATCATGGAGCGGCTGGGTGACACGCTCTCCAACATGGACGCGGTGGACGGTGCTGAAGACGCTTGGCTCGACCCGGTGTTTGAGCGCGCGCAAGAACGCTGGCCCAGCGGCGGTTCGCACTACGTGGACGCAGCCTGCCCACAGGGCGCGGCCTCACCTCTTGAGGCCGCGCTTGCCGCACCTACCCACGAGGCGCAGCCGGATGGACAAGAACCTGTCTGCACCCCACCCCCCGCAGCAGCGGGGATGCCGCAGCCAGTGGACATGGTGCTGTTCTGTCCGAAGTGCGGAATGCAGCACATCGACGCGCCGGAATCGCATCGCGTCATGGTCGAGGGTGTGCATGTTGACGACGCCGTGCTGTGGGACAACCCGCCGCATCGCTCGCACCTGTGCCATGGCTGCGGCCACATCTGGCGACCTGCTGACGTGGCGACCAATGGTGTTGCGGCTGTCAAAACGAAGGGCTCGAAGGATTCGCCGCTCGCCACCCCACCCACCCCAGCATCCGAAGTGGCGCAGGACGCAGCGCGGATGGATTGGCTGGAGCAACAGCAGGACGTGTGCTGGCAGAGCGAGGCTGGGAAATGGTCCGGATGCGATGGCCTCTCCTTGCGCGAAGCGATTGACGCCGCCATGGACCAAGGAGAGCGCCATGGCGACTGAGCGAGAAGCAGCCGCAGCAAGCGAGCGGGAACTGCCGCCGAGCATGGAAACGCCGATCACGGCGCAGGAAGTGACCGATGCCCTGCGGGCGCATTGCCTGAACCCGGAATCATCGGAGGCGCGCCGGGACATGAGACGAGCGCTGGAGCAGTTTCTCGACCGCCGCGCCGCCCTCTCCCGCGCACCGCAGGCCGTGCGGATGCTGACCGATGATGAAATCAAATTCCTCGTCGTTCCAGAACGAGAAAAGTGGGCATGCGAAAAAGCCGCCATCCGCAAGTTCTGCGAGGTCAACGGGCTCGGCATCGTGCCGCCCGCCCCGCAAGAGGAAGGAGGGAAGTGATGACCACTGACCAGACCCAAGCCGTCACGGCAGAGCGGACCTGGACCGTGTTCAACGGCGCTGGAGCCGTGGAGGTGGAGAACGCCAGCGACGATGAGCTGCGGGACGTGCTGACCGATGCGCGCTTGGCGCGTGGATGGACAGCCTGCTCCTGCGTGGTCGTCCGCAGCCAATCCGACCTCGCCGCCCTGTCCTCTCCAGTGGCAGCGCAGCCAGCCGACAGCGAGATGGTCCAGATTCCGCGCGAGGCGTACCTGTGGCTGATGGGCTTGGGTGCCGATGGTTTCGCGCAAGACCGCCCCGGTGCGTTCTGGTGGCGTGGTGCGTTCAACGAGCGCGCCAACCTGGACATGACGGCGATCGCCCAGAGCAAGGAGACACCGCATGAGCGCTGACCTGGACAGGCTCGAAGCCATCGCCCGCGAAGCCAAGAAGCATGGCGCGCGGCACGAATTCCGCGAAACATTCGATGCGGACCGCGTGCTCGCCCTGCTGGCCGTGGTGCGCGAGGCCGAGGCGATGAGCGCGTGCCTGACTCGTGTTTGCGGCGCCGCGTGGGACGGCGAGCCCGAAGTGCTCGCCCTGCGCAGTGCATTGGCTGACTTGGAGACAAAGCATGACCGCTGACACGGCCCCCCTGCTGGCCCTAGCGCGCGAGTGCGCCGACGAGCACTGGAGCGAGATCACGACGCGGATGGGCGCGTCGGAATTCTTCACGCTGTCCGAGCGCGGCATCCAGAAGCTCGCCGAGCGCATCCGCCAGGACGAGCGCGAGCGGGCCATCAAAGCGTGCGCAGAGGAAAAGGTTGACGCTGCCGCTTCTGGCGATGCGACCGACGCCGCCTACAACTTGGCGATCGACCATTGCATCGCCGCCATCCGCTCGAGCGGCACCAGCGAAGGAGATGCCAATGACAGCCAGTGAGAAGACAGGTTCCGTTCATCTGGCAGCGCCCGGTGGGCAAGTGGCTTCGCCGGCCTCAGAGGAAACGCCCTGCCCCGTAGCTTGCGCCGCGCCCACGGAGCAGGAACCGCCGCTGCGCGATCTGGACGAGGACGGATACCCGACCGAAGAACTGCTGGAGCGCGTGAAGACATGGCCCTACGACAAGGGCTACGCCGGGCTGATGGAGTTGGTGCGCGCGAACTGGCAGTGGGAGAACTACTTCCAGCAGGACGGCAACAAGTACGCCCTGTCCACTGGCGGCTGGTCAGGCAATGAAGACCTGATCGGCGCGCTGCAAGAGAACACGCTGTTTTGGGTGTGCTGCTGGGAGTCCAGCCGGCGCGGCGGGCACTACGAATTCGAGGTGGCGGAATGACGAAGATGGACCCACAGGAGCGCTACGTGCGCGGGCTCCAGCACGCACTGCGCACGCTCAATGACAACGCCGACGACCTCGGCTGGATTGAGCGCGACATGGCGCGGGATGCTGTGGGCAAAGCGCTTGCTGCCGCCCAGCGGCCTCTCCAGCTACAGGGCGCAGCGTCCCCACAGGGCGCAGCGTTCGATGCAGAGAACGCCGAAGGCAGGCTCGCTTCCAACGAGCCGGATGGACAAAACGCTGCATCCCCGCTTGCGGACGCCCAGTCCGGGGCGCGGCCGGATGACCCAGAAACCCGCCAACTGCTGCAACAGGCAGCAGAAGCACTGGAGATGGCGAAGTTTCCGTTGCGGACCGCTGGCTTCTCCCGTGAGGCTCAGCAATGCTGGAGCGTTGCCGCCGCGCTGCGCGCATTGGGAGAGAGGTGACGCATGGGCCGCAAGAAGGAAATGGCGATCTACAACCGCTGGCGCGTTGACATCGAGGGCGGCAGGTTTGTGGAAAAGATCGAGCGGTGCGAGGTGCGCGTGATGGCCCGCGCCGAAGGCTATGCGATGGTGCGCCGGCCAGGCTGCATCCCCTTCGCTGTGCGCGAGAAGGATCTGGAGATGCCCCAATCGCTGGGCTTGGCGGGCGGGAGCCACGCGCCATGAGCGCAATCACACGTCAGCAACTCTGCGGCGAGCTTCGCATGAGCGAGTCGCGGGTCAAGCAGCTCGAAAAAGAAGGGCTGCCCTTCATCGCATCGCCGTGGACGCGCAGGAAGACATACGACCTAGTTGCCGTGAAGACGTGGCTCAACAAGCGCAAGCCCGGCAGTGTTGAGCCGCCGCCGAGCAGCCGCCGCTTTCACAGTGGCATGGCACGCGCCCGCGCTCTCCGTCGGGTTCCACCATGGGCCGACACGTCCGCAATCAAGGCGATCTACGAAGAGGCGCACCGCCTGGAATGGGAGTCCAGCGTGCCGCATCAAGTCGATCACGTCATCCCACTGCAAGGCGAGCTTGTGTCGGGCCTGCACGTTCACCAGAACCTGCAGATTCTGACCGGCTGTCAGAACAGCCAAAAGCGCAACACGTTCGAGGTCACGCCATGAGCAGCAAGAAAGAAAACCCGATCCCGCCCTGGCTGCGCATTGCAGTGGACGCGACGACCGCTGCCCACATGATGTCGTGCTCCCGCAGCACTTTTTTCCAGCGCGTCAAGGACGGCATCTACCCGAAGTCTGGCCCGGACGGGCTGTGGAGCGTCAGCGCCTTGCAGCGGCTGCACGCGGCCAACGAGCCGTCCGATCAGCGCGCGGCCTGAGCGTCGAGCCAGTCGGCCCACCACTGCATGAGCTTTCGCCGCTGCTCGAGGTACTCGGCGCGGTTATATGCCGCGCGCACGGCGTCCGTCTCCTTGTGGGCGAGCTGGCGCTCAATGACGTCGTGCGGGAAGCCGGACTGCTCGTTCATCACCGTGGAGGCGAGCGCGCGGAACCCGTGCGCCGTCATCCTGCCCTTGTATCCCATGCGGTACAGCGCGAACAGGAGCGTGTTCTCCGACAGCGGCGCGCCGGGCTTGGCGGGCGATTCAATCACGAGCTCGCTGCCGCTCATCTCCATCAACTGGGCCGCCAGCTTGCGCGCCTGCTTTGCGAGCGGTACGACGTGCGGCAGGTCCATCTTCATGCGCTCGGCCGGGATCACCCAGATGGCGCCGTCCTCGCGCAGCTCGTCACGCCGGAAGCCAAGCAGTTCGTTCACCCGCGGAAACGTGTACGCCATCAACTGCAAGGCAAGGCGCGTGGCAGCCTCCGGGTAGTCCGCGATCGCCCGCAGCAGCGCCCCCGCCTCGGCTGGCGGGATGCTGGGCATCGGCTTCTTTGTCTTGCGCGGGGTGAGCACGCGCGTGAGGTGCGCGGCCGGGTGCTTTTCGATGATGCCCGCGTCCTGCGCATAGTCGAAAACGGCGGTGATGCGCCCGGCCACGCGGTGGGCCGTTTCGATGCGCTCCCCCTGCTCCTGCACCGCCTGCACGACCTCGACCAGCAGCGTGCGCGGGATCTCGTCAATAGGGAGCTCGCCCAGCTTCGGGTACGCGAACCGCTCGAGCGTCGCCTCCACCTGGCCGCGATGCTTCGGGTTGGACAGGCCGGGCAGGTGTTTCAGCAGCCACTGCTTCGCAACAACCTTGAAGGCCGGGCTGCGCGGCTTTGCCGGTTCGGCGCTCGGTGTGCCGCGCGCGGTCTGATGCGCCCGCCGTGCGTCAGCCAGCCCCATCTCCGGGTGGCGCCCGTAGGTGCGCGTCTGCTGCTTGCCGGCATGGGTGAAGTTCGCCCGCCAGCTTTTGCCGCCTGCGGGCGTGATGAACAGGTACAGGCCGTTGCCGTCCGCGAGCTTGTAGGCCTTCTCGCGCGGCTTGGCCGCTTCGACCGCCTTAACGGTCAGGGTCATGGTATCGGCTCCTCCGGTGCCACGCTCCGTACCATGATCGGCGGTCGGCTTGGCGCGGACTCTGCCGGACTGGCGCGGGCTGGTGCGGACAGTTTACAGAGGAGAGGAAGGGAGATTCCGGACTTTGCTGGACTATTCTGGTCCGATCCGGATGGTAACTGGCGGAAACGGAGGGCGCCTTTTCCCTCGTCAGATCAGGAGCTTACACGCTCCGTACCATGAGCCGCACCATGAATGCGGCGCCGCTGGCCGGATTCGAATCCGGGCGCTCCGCCAGCATGGTCCTAACATACCATGCCGCCCGTGAAGCTCCCCGCACCCATGCTTCTGGCCGAGCGCAAGCGCCCGCCGCCGTTCGATCAGCCGGGCTGGATCTACGAGCTGAAGTTCGATGGCTACCGCATGCTCGCGGGCGTGCAGGATGGCGCCGTGCAGCTTGCCAGCCGGCAGGGCACGGACTGCACGGCGTGGTTCCCGGAGGTGGCGCAGGGCCTCGGCAAGCTCGCGGGCGGGCCGCACATCCTCGATGGCGAGGTCTGCGTGCTCGATGACCTCGGCCGCTCGGACTTCAACCGGCTGCAGGACCGCGCGCGCAGGAGGTGCTTCTACCCGGACTGCGATGCCGTCACCTACTGCGCCTTCGACCTGCTCGCGCGGGATGGCAGGAGTCTCATCGCCCTGCCGGTGCAGGAGCGCAAGCGCCAGCTCGCGGAACTGCTATCCCCTGCCCCGCCCTCGGTGCTGTACGTCGGACACTTCGACGCCGAGCACGGGCGGGCGCTGTTCGAGCAGGCGGTGCATCAATTGCGGCTGGAAGGGCTGGTCGCCAAGCGCCTCGGGTCGCTTTACCGGCCTGGCGAGCGGTCGGCCGACTGGATCAAGGTCAAGCGCGCGGGCTGGATGGTCGGGCGGCGCTGGAAGGGCTAGATCGCGTCCTTGAAATCCGGATGCACCGCATCGGTGACCAAGAGCTCAACCGAAGTCGAGTTCGCGGCGTTGAACTTAATGCTACCGATCGTGACCGACAGCTTTTCGCCAGTGAGTTCGCTCAGAGCGCGTGCGATGGCCTCTTGCAGTCGGGCCGTGGAGTGGTTCTTCAGTTCTCTCATCGTTCTGTGGGAGGTGCTGAGGGCTATTGTAGAAAAGTCGCTGCCCCGACCATGGAAAACGACAAAAGCCCCCTGCACCTTGCGGCACAGGGGGCGAAAGCTGGCGCGAAGCCAGCACCCAGGAGACATTCGTTTCAGGTGTCGGCGGCTCGGCGCGCCCTCTCGTCAATGCACCACTGGATCGTTTCCCAATAGCCCGCGCCGTCCACCGCGTTGTCGCGCTTGGGAGCGTTGACCTGCCGCGAGAGCTTGACGCACACCATGAACATGCCGACTTCTTCGGCCGTCAGGGGCTCTTTGAGCTTGTGGGCAAGCATGGCGCTGACCATGCCGGCCGTGCGGGAGAAATCTTCGAGCGGGTGGCCGTAGGCGGCGTTTCTGTCGCCGTGGACGAGGCCCTCGGCTTCGGTGAGCACGCTGATGCGATCGGTCATGGATTCCTCGCAAGAATGACCAGCCCCACGTTCGCCAGCGCGTATCCAAAATACACGACAGCCATGGGCCAGTTATGTTTGACAGCCTGGTCGATGCAGACCCATAGGTAGGCAAAGCCGCAGGCGGCGATTAGGGGCCAACTCATTTCAGCATCTCCGGAACGACCGTGTTGCGGGCGACCTGCCCGAACTCGGCGTGGTAGGTGATGGCCGTCACCGCCCGGTCGGCGTGGTAGCCCCCGCGCGCAGCGTACGCGTCCCGCGCGGCCAATGTCGGATGCTGGATCACCGTCAGGCCCGAGTGCTCCTTTTCGCTGACGTGGTGCCAGTGGCCGCAGTGGGCGTAGCGCCGAGTCGTCGCGCCCCACATCTGCGGGAACTGCGCGGCGAACAGGATCGGGAGCTGGTCGGGCTTCTTCAGGTGCCCGTGGTGAAAGGCGAGCATCGTTCGGCCGTGCTGGTACGCGTAGTACGGCAGGTCGGAATCGATCACTTCGATCCGCGGCTCGCCCTCGTAGAGCGCGCGGAACATGACCCGCAGCCAGACGCTCGAGGCCATGTCGTGGTTACCCTCGGCCATCAGGACGACCACCCGCTCGTGCTTGGCGAGCGCCAGGTCGATCACATGCCGCAGGATGCGTACGGCGCTCGCGACCATCTTGGAAAAACGCCCGTCGGCGTCCAGCACATGGCCGCTGGTGGGCGTGACGGCGGCCAGCGAGTCGAAGTGCAGGAAGTCGCCGAGCTGGTTCACGAACCCCATGCGCGCGGGCGGCGAGGCGGCGACCATCTGCGCGAAGCAGCCGACGAGGGTTGCTTCGGCGATCTTCAGATCCCAGTCCGCCCCGCCCTCGCGATGCCAGGCGAGCATGCCCACATGGCTGTCCGTCAGGGTATAGAGCGTGGCGAGCTTCGCATCGTGGGGGCCGGTCGGATTGATCGGCGCCAGCCGCGGCAGCTCCTCGGCCATCGCGGCGAAGGCTTCCCGAATTAGATCCAGACGCCGGGCCTCGTCGGCGCTGGATTTCACCCATTGCCCGGTCGGCTTGCCTTCCTCGTTGTAGTAGGTGGAAACGCCTTTGACCTTGAAGCCGTCCGGGACCGGCCGGGTCATATCGTGGTCGGGCGAATAGCCGCGCGCCGCGGCCGACGCCTTCAGGCGCGTGATGGCGCGGCTCAGCCCCTCGTAGGTGATGCCCAGCGCCTTGGCACCAGCCACGATGCCGCCGTGCTGGTTCACCGCATCGATGTAGGCGCATTGCCGCTCTGTCGCCCATTCCTTCAGCTTTTCATCGATGTGGGGCGTGCGGCTCATGGCGTCAGCCCCCCGGCCCGAGCGGCGAGGCGTTCGACAGCACGCGCTCCAGGATGTTGATGACGCGGTGCTCGGCCGAGTCGATGTCCTCCTGCTTGTCGTCGTCGCGCGCGAACTGGATCAGCTCGTGCAGCAGGATGTGCAGGCACTCGTGCAGCGCGGTGTCCGACAAGCTGCGCTCGGTGACGGGCGTGCGGCCGAAGTCGTTGCCCAGGCGCATCGTGGCGCTGCGCTGCTCGAGGTCGCACACCACTTCGGCCATCACCTTGCGGCGCGAGCGCTGGTCGGAGACGGCGATGCGCCAGTCCCCGAGGCCCAGGACGTCGGCCCAGAAGACCACGCAGGCGCGGAACTCCTCGGCGTGCTGCTCGGTGACGACGCACTTCGCCGGAGGCTTCTTCGCGCTCATTTGCGCGGCTTCCGCACGTCCCGCAGGACGAGCCAGCAGTAGACGGCAATGAGCGCCAAGAGCAGCGCGTGGACCCACAGCGGCACGAGCGGCACGATCATGGTCACACCCCCGGATCGAACTTGAACTGGGACATTCCGAGCCGCGCCCGGTCGCCGTCCGGATAGACCACGAAGATCTCCGAGGTGTCCATGAGCGGCGTCCAGCAGGCGTCCCACAGCTTGCCGTCGATGATGGCCTGCGCCTTGCGGAACGCTGGCTGCTGGTCCTGCGGGATGAGGGCAAGCGTGGCCGCGTGCTGGCAGGCGCTGCCGTACAGGCGCAGCACGTTGCCGTGTTCGCGAAACGCCATCTCCTGCGCGTGAGATGTGCCCGCGAGGAGTGCGAGGGCGAGGAGCAGGCGCTTCACGGCATGGGCCTTACTGCGCGGGGGTGGCCGGGAGCGCCTTCTTCGCGGCGATCGCGGCAGCCACCAGCTGGGAGACGAGCGGCCACGCGGCGTCGAACACGGGAACGAGCGCCTGCTCGGAGGCAATGGCCTCCTTCAGCAGGGCCTGGAAGGCGTCGAGCTTCGTCTTGCCGGGCGTGCCTGCGGGCATCGCGGCGTCCACCGCTTCAATGAGCTGCATGACGATCGGGCCGATCGCCTTCAGGAACGAGATGATGAGGAGAACCTGGGCCATGGTGGAAGTCCTTTCAGAAGTTGACGCACGAAATGCCCACGTAGAGTCCATCCACGCAGGCGGGAAACGGGTGTGATTCAGCCGCGCAGATAGCCTCCGGGAGCCTGTGCGGGGTCACCGTCAGCCCGCACCGGATCGGGTGCTCCGGCGTCGGCTGGCTGGCTTGCCACTGGCGCAGCAGGCGGCTCGACTCCCACCGCAGTTCCGTTCCGATCCGGTCCAGCCACAGGGGCGGCGTCCACGGGTCGGGCGGGAAGGACTCCGTTGTCGGGGCTGGTTGCCCAGCGGCCCCAAGCGACGCAAGCGCCAGCCACGAACAGGCCAATGCTTGTCGCCATCTCCGGCGTGACGAAGGAGACGTACTGCGCATAGCTGGTGCCTTGCACGAGTTGGACGACCGCCACGATCAAGAGCCCAACGAACTTGCCGAGGTCGGTCGCGTTGCGGTGCTTGACGGCATCGGCAACGGCTTCGCCTTTGCGCAGGCAGTCGAAGGCCGACGGGATGACAGACAGGTTCATGGGTCGTTCCTTTCCAGCGCGCGACGGCGCAGGTACATCACGAGCAGGTAGACGAGGCCGACGACGACCAGCACGAGGAGCAGCTTCATGCGATCGCCCATATCTGTCGCTCATGGCTTGCTAAACGGCCCGATTCGGCCGAAATGCAAGCTATGAGAGACACTTTCCGGCTCACGCGAGCCCCTTCAGGTTTGCCGCGATGCGCCTCGCCCACCCCTTGCTGAAGGTGCCCCACGTTGGCAGGCTGGTCATGAAGTCCAGCCGCTCCGCGGTGAACTTGATGGCGAGGCGCAGGCCGTTGGCGCGCTGCGCGGCGTCGAGCGTGAGCGGCCCGAGCACGCCGTCATCGCCCACATCCATCGCCCGCTGCAGCCAAACGATGGCCTGCTTCGCGCCCGAATTCACCGCCGCATCGAACATGGTGAACTTCAGCGCGTCGGGCATGGAGTCGAGCCGCAGCGGCTCCCAGTAGCGGCGCCGGTAGATCGCCTTGGCCGTCTCGCGCGGCAGATCGCGCATGGCGCCCGCATAGCCCTCCGCGCGGGCCACGGCCACGGTGACGCCCCACATAGTTTCGGCGCCAGGGTCTTTCGGGTTGTTGCTGTAGCCGCCCTCGTTGCCTAGCAACGCGTCAAAGGCTTGGTCGAAGTTCATGGCTTATCGGCCTTCGCGTCCAGCTTCCGGTCGATCGCCATCAGCAGTTCCTTCAGATCGCGCACTGCGTCCTTGAAGTCGTCCTTCAGGACGTAGCGGTTGGGGAGCTCCTCGCGCAGCTTCGCCAAGTCATCGCGCAGGCTCGCGTTCGCGTCCCACAGTTGCCGGGCAAACCAGCCCACGACGCCCAGCGCAGTGCCCGCGCCGATGTTGATGAGGGTCTGGTAGTCCATCGGGGCCTTTCAGCGCGGTGTGGCGCGCTCGGCCTCGTAGGCTTTGGCGCAGTGGTCTTTCTGGAAGAGTTCGAGGAGCCGGCAGAGGACGCAGCCCCAGCGGTGCCCCTCCTGCATGGCGCGGTAGGCGCGGGCCGAAATGGTTTCGGCGGGATCGCCGCCTGTGGCTGCATTGCCCATGTGGTCGTAGCCGATGGCAATGCGCCAGGCCCGCTCGCCGCCCGCCAAGGCGCTGCAAAGCATCCAGGTGGAGGAGATGAGGTGCGCCACATGGGACAGCACCCAGACGGCCAAAAGCAGCAGCAGACGGCGCAGATAGGGCATGGACGCCTCCTCATCCGTGAGCGTATGCAAACTCAGCCGTTCGTGCGCATGCCAACTCGGCTGTTACAAGAAGCTGAAACAGAGCGTTTCTGTACAGCGTCAAGCGCAAGGTCGGCGGCGTGTAATCCGTGAAACACGGCCGCCCGTGCCGTCAAGAGAGGCACCAGATGCGCACGAATTTGCTGCGGACTACCCTGCGCAACTCGCTTCCCGCCCTACTTGCACTCTCAGCAACGACGGCGATGGCGCTTGACGGCGTCGTCCTCGGGCTGCCCCTCGGCAAACCCATGGATCGAGTGATCGGAGACTGCATATCGCGGCAGAAGCCATCCGATTACTGCCTCATGGTCGGAGGTATCGGTGGCGACACCTCCAGCATTGGGCCGTCCACGCGTGGCCCCTTGTTCCTCAGTCTCATGCTGCCGTCAGCATCGCCACCGTTCCCGATACCGTCTTGGGTCAGTGCCGTCTTCGTCAGGCTTAACGAACGCGGCGAGGTCGTCATGATTCGCGCCGAGACGTCGGAAGGTGTCAACCATCAGGACGACATGATCTCTTCCATCTCTGCGCGCTTTGGCCAACCTACGCTCCGATCTCCGACGGGCTACCAGAATGGGTATGGGGCGACGTGGACGGCGAAAACCACAGTCTGGGAAAAGCCCGACGCCGTGGTCTTCTTTGACTGTCCCCGGCGCTCGGACTGCGTCGTGATCATCCGCACGCCCGAAGAAAACGCGCGCTTCCTCGAAGAAGCCCGCAAAAAGCGCGAGCGAGACAAGATGTGATCGGTCTTAGAGCGCCAGAATCTGCGCCGCCCGTCCCGCTGCAATCAGTCCAGCCGTTTCCAGCGCCTGCACGCCGGCCGTGGTGACCGGGTCCGTCAGGTTCACGCTCGACGCCGCATTCAGCAGACCGAGGTAGTCGGCAATCTGCGCGTTCGTCTGCGCCGCGGTCCGGATCGCTACCCGCTCATCGGCGGTGAAGCGCATCTGAAAGTCCAACGGATCGACGCGCTTGACGAGGTACTGATCCACCCAGGCCTGGCACTGCGTTGCGACGCACGCTCGCACGAGATAGTCCTCGGTGACGGTGAGGCCGCTGGCCGCACTTTGCGCCGCGGCGGCGCGCTGCAGGCCGAGCACTTGCTGCGGATCGGTGATGGAAATGGTGATGTCCATGAGGAACCCCTTTCAAGGTCAAGTGAAGGCAGCGGTACCCTTCCAGGCACCGCCCGTATAGACGTACAGCTTCAGATTGGTGGTATCGAACACCATCGGGACCGTGCCCGTGGGAATGCTGGCTGGCGTGCCCGTGGGCGTGCCTGCGCAGGTTGGGATGCAGGTAAAGCCGCCTGTGGCGGTCGTGGCAAGCGCCGAGCCGGTGCCGTTCAGGACCACGTTGCCGCGCGCGCCAGTCCCCACTCCGGCGCCGGGCGTCATCACAACATCGCCGCCGTTCGCGTTGCCAGTACCCGAGCCTGCCGCGCCGCCGTTGATGTTGACCGGGCCGCCCGCGCCGGAGGTTGCGCCGCTCGAAGCCGGGCCGCCAGCGCCGCCCGTAACGGTGACGGCACCGCCCTGCCAGCCATTCCAGCCAGCAGCGCTGAGGACCGCAGCCCCGCCCGTGATGGAGACGGTGCCAGGTTGGCCGCCGCTGCCAGCAACGCCCTTACCAGAGCCGGCCGCGACGGTCACTGAGCCGCCGTTGTTCAGCCCGTCAGCGCCCTTGATCGAAACGGAGCCGCCCACCGCGCCCGTTACCGTCGCTGCGCCGCCTTGAACATAGACGGTGCCCCCTGTCTGCGTCCCGCCGATTGCCGCGCCGCCTTGGACGTAAACGTCGCCGATGTTCGAGCCCGAGCAGCCCTTGATGTAGACGGTGCCGGCGCCTGTGCCGCCGGAGTCGCCAGGCTGAATCGTGATGTCGCCGGGTTGGGACGCGCCGAGCCCCTGACCCGCGCCCGTGCGGATGGAGAGGTCGCCCGCTTTCGGGCCGCCGTTGACGGCGTCCGGCGTGGTGATCTTTCCGGGCGTGGCCGACGCGCCGATCTTGAGGATGTTGTTCGTCTTGTCCCAAGTCAGGTCAGCATCGCCGCCAAACGCGCCGCCATCGTTGAACTGGACCTGCGTGTTGGATCCGCCAGGCGTGCCGCCGCTGCTGGCGGTTGCCCAGACAGGGTTCGCACTCGCGCCTTGCGTCTGCAGGTACTGGCCGGAGGTGCCCGCACCCAGCCGCGCCCAGCCCGAGGCCCCCCGGTACAGGAGGTCGCCCTGCGCCGCGGAGCCGATGAAGTCGAGGATGTCCGACAGCGTCAGTTCCTCGGGGTCGCCCGCCCCGGCCGTCTTGCGCCCGAGCACGCGCGACGTCGCCGAGACGTCCTGCATCTTGGCGTAGGTGACGGTGTTGTTGTCGATCGACATCACCGTGCCGGACGACGAGACGGTGATGTCGCCGTAGTCGCCGTCAGCCAAGGTCGCGCCCGTGGCACTCGCCCAGACCGGGTTGGCACCTGTCCCTTGCGTCTTGAGGAACTGCCCGCTCGTGCCGGCCCCCAGGTTCACGACGTTGGTGCCGTTGTAGTAAAGGATGTCGCCCTGAGCGTAGGTGAGCCCAGCGATGTCGGCGAGCTTGGCGCTGTACGCCTGCACGTCGGTGCCGATGGCAAGGCCCAGTGACGTGCGCGCGGCAGATGCTGACGTGGCCCCGGTGCCCCCGTTCGCGACAGGCAGCGCCGTGCCGCTGTAGGTGACGGCGAGCGTTCCCGCGCCGGTAACAGGAGAGCCGGAGACGGAGAGGAACGCTGGCACGGACAATCCAACGCTCGTGACCGAGCCGCTGCCGTTGCCGCTGCCGATCCCGTTGGTGCGGTAGTCCGTGTAGCTGGTTGGCCCCGAACCGTCACAGACAATCTCGTAGAGAGCCTTGGCTCCGCCCGCGAGCGGTCCCGGCCAGCCAGAAGGTGCCGAGGTCGTCACGCTCAGGGTGCCATCGGTTTCCTTGACGTAGTTCGTCGCCGAGGCCGTGAGCGAAACCGTGCCGTTGGTGATCGTGCTGATGGTGCCGTCGGCCTTGCGGTATTTGCCGCCGTACATCCCCCATGTGAGCGCGGCCGTCGTCAATGCGCGGCGGCCGAACAGCGTCGCTGGCGAGGACGGATCGAACAGCGCATTCGCCGTGACGTCTGGGCTCAGTTGCGCGGGCGCGAGAAGGTCAAGGTTGGTGGTTGAGTCGGCCATTCGTCATTGCCCTGAAATGAAAAAGCCGCCCGAAGGCGGCTTGCGTTGATTGCGGTTCGGCTCAGATCGAGCCGTCGGCGTGATGGCCACGGCCCACGCTGGCCGAAAGCTGAAACACGCGGAAATAGACCCTGGACTGCATCGAACCGAAGTCGGTCGTCTGCTGCGCTGCCGTGTACGTGGCCGTGGGCGAAGACAGGCCCGTGATCGTGCGCTTGAGCGTGGCGTAAGCACTGCTGGCGTAGATCTCCACCACGTAGGCCTCGCTCGCCTCCGACATCGGCACGTCCACGCCACCGCGCCACTCTCCGCTAATGCGGTTGCGGCGCACCCAGCTCAGGATCACGTCACCGGCTGCATTCCGCCCGCCGCCCAGATGCACAGGGGCATACGGCATCAGCCCTACACCCAGATTCGTGAACGCCTGCGCCGTGGCGTCGGCCAGCGACATCCCCGAGGTGACGGCCTTGTAGAGCTTTCCGATGCCGATGTCGGCCGTGCTCTGGGCCACGCGCACCATCTTGGCCGGATCCACCAGCACGAAGCGGTCATGGGCGGCATGCCCAGCCATCGCGTACTCGCTCCCGCGCCGGCCGCGCAGGAACCCGCGCAGCGTGTAGGTGCCGTTGCTTTGCAGCGTGGCATCGCGGAAATACAGAATCTCGTCGCCGAGCACGGCCATGTTCACGCCCGCCAGCAGTCCCGCATAGGAGGTGGAGGACAACGTTCCGCGGCGCAACGCCACGTTCACGGAATTCAGTTCGTCCGGGATGTTGCCGCCCGCGAAGTCACCGAGTACGTTGGTCGCCTCGCCCATCACCGATTCGGCGGTGAGCGTGACCAGCGGCGTGTAGGTGGTGCCGCCATCAGCCGAGACGTAGACCCGGCAGCCGGCCCACGACGTGGCGTTCGGGTCGGCGGCGCACGCTGCTGCGTAGAACCCGGGGTCGTTGTCCGCGTCGCGGAGCATGTCGATGTTCATCTACATCAGCTCCAGCAAGGTGAGGGAGGGCGTGAACACC